AGAATTTTATGTGCCGACAATGGCAATGAAATATCAAGAAGCAATAAACGGTGCGCCAATGAGCAACACAGAGCGTTTAATGCGAATAATGCCAGCCGCCGATATTATAGGTGGCGGGTTGTTGACAGGGGCAAAAGTTCCACGAAACGCATTAGCGTCTAATGCTGTTAGGCGTGAGGGTGCAGAGACATTGCCAGAGGTTGAGGAAATTGTAGCTTATCATGGTTCGCCGCATGATTTCGACAAGTTCCAAATGGATAAAATTGGAACAGGCGAAGGGGCGCAAGCATATGGTCATGGGTTGTATGCAACTGATAGCGAAAAGATTTCTGATTTTTATAAAAATATGTTGAAAGATGAACAAATAATACATTTGGACGGCAAGCCATTAGATAGCGTCTACACAGAAGACAATGCAGAAAATTTTTATGAGTATGTAGCAAAAAAATTTCCTAATGCAACGTCAAATGAAACAGATGATTTATACAATGTGTTAGATAATTTAGGTCAAGGTTTAAGATCAATTGATGATGCTGATCGTATGGTTGAATTTAGTTTAACCCCATCTCAAAAGCGAATGTATAATAAAATTAAAGATGACTTGTATGTGCCAGAGGTTCCAGAAGGAAAAACATACAAAGTTGCTATAAAAAGCAAATTAGACAATTTGTTAAACTATGATACGCCGTTAAAAGACCAACCTGTTGCAGTGCAAAATGCTTTCAAAAACATTTACAAAAAACATATTGTATCTGACGATCCAATGATTGGCGAGTTGTTAGGTCAAGGCAAATTTACAGATGAAGAACTAAAGATGATAGGGTTGCTTCCAAATTCGTCTGGGGCGCAAGCATACAGAACTTTAGGGGAAAAATTACAACAGCCAAGCCAAATTACGGCTGGCATGACCACTGATGCTATCCGTTCTAATATTAAAAATGAATTTAAAAGCGGCGAAGTTGCTATGAGTAAATTGTTAGCAGAAGAGGGTATAGGTGGAATGCGATATTTAGATAATTCGTCACGCAATACTTTTGGGGGGCGTTTGTTAGATATTGAGGAAAGCAACGGACAATTTAGAGCAAGAGTTAAACTAGACGATGGAGTAAGACAGACAGGAATGGGCGGTAAAGGAATGGTCATCACAAAAAGCCCAATGTTTAAAACAAAAGAGGAAGCCCAAAAATGGGCAGATAATGCAATAAATAATGAAACAAAAAATTACGTTATTTTTGATGAAAACCTTTTAGAGATTTTAGCCAAATATGGCATTGTTGGCGGGGCTGGTTTAGCCGCTGTAAACGAATTTAACGCCCCAGCGCAAGCTAATGAATCTTCTAATTATATGCCGCCAAAGGCTCCAGAATTAGACGCTAACCCTGTGCAACCAAGACCAATGCGCCCAAATGAGGCATAATGAACGAAAGCGATGATTTACTAGCATTAGCTAAATTGGGCTTAGATGTTGAAGCAGAGTTAAACACACCATTATTTAAATATGTTCTGGGCCGCATGGTAGAGCGTGTGGATGAGCTAAAAGACAAGCTGGTGGGCTTAGATCCAGAGCAAGAAACATCGAACATAAGACGCATACAAGCAGAGATACAACGATTTAGCTGTATGCAAGAAGACATCGAGCAAATCGTAAATGATGGCAGACAAGCGCATCGTGAAATGCTTGACAACGAACAGATCGACGATCTGTAGGCTGATAGCCTAAACACCAACCCAAGGAAAAAATATGTCAATGGAGGAAACTACCCTCAGTAATGAGGATGTCGAACCAAACATAGAGGAGTCAGAGGTTAAGACTCCTGAGTATGACGTTTCAGCAAATCCAAGAGATTCAATTGAGGATGAACTAGCGGCAAAGCGTCTAAATGAAATTGAAAGCGAGTCAGACGGCGAGTTTTCAGAAGCCCAAGACAATGAAGAATTGCAAGCCGACAGCGAAACCGAAAGCCCACCCAGAGATGGACGGCAAGAAGTGCGCGATTCCAAGCAAGCAACAGAAACAAGTTCGACAGGCGATAAATCGCGGAAACTCAAGTTAGTCGTAAATGGCGAAACTGTAGAGTTAACTGAAGCAGAAGTCATTGCAAGAGCGCAAAAATCAGATTCCGCTGATAAACGTTTCCAAGATGCGGCGGCGGCTTTGCGTCAAGCTAACGAAATTAAAGTTCAGCTTGAACGGCAACAGCAAGCCCAGCCGCAAGCAGTACAACAACAGCCACAACAAGCATCTACCACAGATGATGATGCTCTTGTGCAAGCGTTGATGTATGGCGAGGAAGCAGATGTCAGGAATGTGGTTGCAACATTGCGAAATGGCAACAATAGTCAGCAAGCATCTCCAGAACAAACGGCGATGATGGCGGCTAGAATTGCACAAACGCAATTAGCACAGCAAAAGGTAATGAACGATGCTTTGGAAGAATTTCCCGAAGTCAAAAACGACCCGATATTACAACAGGTCGCAGGGCAATTCTATTGGAGTCAAGTGAAAGAAGATCTTTTAAATTTAGGTTATACGGAACAGCAATTAAACGCCGCGCCAGTTACGCAATGGGCAGAGCGTCATTCTGAAGCAAGATCAAAAAATTATGGTTCTTGCCGACCCTATGCCCAACTTTTAAGAGATGCTGGAGCAAAGACTCGTCAATGGAAAGGTGGAAATTCAGCAATGCCAACAAATGGTTTAGCTGAAAAGCAAAATCGTAAAGCTGGCGTGGCAAAACAACCGCGATCAATTAGTGCGGCAACCCCTAATAGGGGAGAACCTAGACCTTTAACTCAAGCAGATATTATCCGCGAAGAAAGAGAGGCTAGGAATTTGCCAGTTTATTAACGCCAATATAGGAGGCTACAAAAATGGCTGGGCAACTATGGTCTACCAACGCTAAAGGCGGGTTTTTGTATGCAGACGAACTAAGTTCAGTTCTACGCATGGAAGTTCGCGCTTCGACTAAATTCAGACAATTCTGTGATGCTAAAGATTTCAGTTCTAAAGGACTGCACCACGGTTCGTCTGTTTCATGGAACGTTTACAGCAAGATGGCAACAAAAGGTGCTGTTCTTGTTGAAACTACTGCAATGCCAGAGACTAACTTTACCATTGCACAAGCGACCGCAACGGTTACTGAATGGGGCAATACCGTTCCCTTCACAAGCCTTACGGATTATTTTGGAAGGGCATCTGTAACGGAAGTTACCAGAAACGTACTTTCACGCGATTGCCGTGAAGTGCTAGACAGTGAAGCAGAGTCAAAATTCAAAACGACTCCGTTGAAATATGTTGCAACTGGGGCCGCCGCTTCAACAGGTACGCTTTACACAAATGGTACGGCAACGGCAAACAACAACCACGCTTTAACTAAACAGCATGTTCGTAAAATTAGCGACTTGATGAAAGAGCGTAACATCCCTGCATACCAAAGCGATGATTATGTTGCTATTGCAAGGCCAACGACTTTCAGAGATTTGAAAGACGAACTAGAGCAAATCGATCAATACACCGTTACTGGTTATCGCAAGATTACCAATGGCGAGGTTGGCCGATTTGAAGCAATGCGCTTTGTTGAGCAAACTCAAGTTTTGGCTGGTAATGCTAGAACTGGAACAGCTTGGACAACGGGCAAATCGGATTGGTGCTATTTCTTTGGTGCTGATACGGTTGCTGAAGTCATTTCATTGGCCCCAGAAATCAGAGGAAAAATTCCAACTGATTATGGCCGTTCAATGGGCATGGGTTGGTACGCTTTGGAAGGCTTTGGTCTTGTACATTCCGATGCAACAAACGCTCGCATTGTCGAGTGGTCATCTGCCGCTTAAAGGAGAATTAGCATGGCAATATTAAGAGGATCAGGGCGCGGCTCTCAAACAATTATGGAAGCTTGCCCGCCTGAGAACGCTTCAACCGCTGGCACAATGCCAGATAAAAGCGAAATTAAGTTTGCTGGAGTTGCTGACAAAACGCCTTATGGCTCTATGGCAACGAAAGCCAAAATGACTTACAGCGGTAAGTAACAGAAAAGGGGCTGGTTAATCCCAGCCCCTAATCTTTTCTAATTTGTTTTTATTTAAAAATTTCTACAAGGTTTTCATCAAAGTATCGATGTTTTGGAGGCGGCCAAGGAACAGGTCTTTCAATTTTCTGTTCTCTAAAATTATATAACTCCACTGGGCTTCCATACCCAGCTTTTTCAAAAAAAGCGTTAACAGGAGCAACTGATTCTTTGGCAAGCATATTCCAAACAAAATTGTAAATTTCTTTTCTTGGCATTTTCTTTACGTCTTGCCCATTTACTGGATTAAACCATTGCTTATCTGGATTAGCTTTTTCTAAATATTCCCTAATCTTTTTGTCATCAACTTCAACTGTGTAATGCACATGAATTTTCATATTAACTTTTCCTATTTCTTTTTATTTAATAAGGTATTTCGTCTAAATCTAAAGTTGTAGATAAAGCGCGAAGGCTGTTAATAGTATATGTTGCGGCGTAACCATCCTTAGTTGATGCTTGAGAAGTGCCATTGTAATAATCGTATTCTTTGTTCTCAAATTTTTCAAATTCTTTAACCAATACAAATACCTGATTTTCTATCGCCTCGACAACTTTACTTTTGCTAAATCGTTTCTGCATCAAAAGCACCTCAAACTCCAAAAAAAGGGGCCGTAGCCCCTGTTGGTTAAATACAAAAAAATCCACGCCGTGCAAAGTAAGTAATGTCTGTGCCGTTGTCTAAACGTCTACAATAATCACTCAACATAAACACAATTGCCCATCGGCCATTACGCAATTCAACAACCATAAAATTTGCATCGAAATCTGTTTGATTGAAACGACTGAAATCAATTGCCTCTTTGTCAGCAACGCCATAAGCGCGATCAGCAGAAGCATACGTTTTTACGCTTGATTTATTTTCTGCAATTCGTTCCTCAATGCGTGGAACAACATTGTCAATAAAGTTGCCGCTAACTTTGTAAGTAAGAGTTGGTGCGTTAGTCATTTTAATTTCTCCAAAAATTAATTACTTCAAGTATCTTACATTACATATAGTAATGTGTAAATGGGAAAATGCAAAAAAAAATACAAAATCCAAAATGGTTTTCTGTGCCTTTTACTCGCCGTCAAGTGATGCAGATTGGCGGTGATGCCGCGCTGTTTAATCACTGGAAAAAAACAGGTGATGTTAGCATCATAAAAGACAACGCATTAGATGCTCTTGTGATATGTGGCGAAGAAATACCAGCTAATAATTCACCAGCCGAATGGGAAAGAGTCGTTAAGTCTGACGGCAATATTGTTTTTATAAACTCAGACGAAAACGAAGCAGAGCAAAACGCAAAACATCTTTGGCCTGACATGGTTGTTGCAAAAAAACGATACGGCTTATTGGTGATGAGCAAAAACAAACAACTGGCTGAAAAGCCAAAGCCTAAAAATTCCTGTTTGGTCATTCGATATGGTGCGTGGGGCGATCAGATTATTTGCGCTGGTGTGTTTCCTTTGCTGAAAGAGCAAGGGCATCACATTACGTTAAACTGCCAAACACCACAGGACATTATAAACGCAACCAACCCTCATGTTGATGAGATGATGGTGCAAGACAGGGATCAGGTTGATAACGATGATCTGCTAGAATACTGGAATGCAATAGCAACAGAGTACGACAAGGTAATTAATTTAAGTGAAAGCATAGAAGGCGAATTATTATTATCGTCTGATAGCGCAAAATTTTTCTGGCCTCAGAGCGCAAGGCATAAATTGTTTAATGCGAACTATATGGAGCGTACCCATGATGTTGCTGGCGTTAAACATAATTTTTCTAGATCCTTATTCTATGCAACAAGTGATGAGAAAGCGAAAGCCGAAGAAATACGGCAAAGGTTTGATGCGCCGTTAATCTGCTGGGCGGTAGCTGGATCTGCCGTTCATAAATGGTATCCGCATATGGGCAAGGTGCTGGCAAAGCTGTTAGCGGAGACAGACGCATATATCATGCTAATGGGCGATGATGAGGCAATCCCATTGCAAGATAGCGCGATTGCAGAAGCACAGGAAATATATGGCGATGTAAGCCGTATAGCGGCCCAATGCGGCACGTTGCCAATGCGTGGAAGCATGGCAATAGCAGATACGGCAGACGTTGTTGTAGGGCCAGAAACAGGGCTTCTAAACGCTGTTGGCAGAAGTAAAAACCATAAGGTTGTTTTACTCAGCCATAGCGGTAAAGACCAGCTAACAAAACACTGGATTAATGCAAAGGAAATACTGCCAGAGAAAGCCCCATGTTTTCCTTGTCATAGGTTGCACTTTTCTTTTGAGCATTGCGCCAAGGACGAACAAACAGGCGCATCACTTTGTAATGCGGTTATCAAGCCAGAAACAATATTTAAGGCTATAAAAAATGGATTACACAAATCTAGTAGCAAGTAAAAGTACGGATGGCTCAATACAAAATTGGGTAAACAACGACTCCTTTTCTGCAACGACTGTTTTGAGTGAAGCAGAGGATTGGATTTTTCGCAGATTGCGTGTGCGTGAAATGCTGGCAATTACAACTGGCAATATGGTAGTTGGGCAAGACTACATAGCAGTGCCTAGCAATTTTGTTGCGTCACGCTCATTGTATTATAGCGGCACAGAAAAAGTAGAAATTAGACACAGAACTTTAGATGACATTGAATCAGCAAGAGCATACGACGCAAGCGGCAACGTTAGTCAAGGCAAGCCAACAACGTTTTATGTGGATAGCACTAATGCCTATTTTCCAATTGCCCCTAACACAACATTTCCATACCGCTGGCGATTTTATGGTCAGCCCACAGCGTTAGGGCCGTCTAATACAACTAATTTTTTGACAAACCAAAGCCCACGATTATTGCGGTGCATTTGCTTGGCAATGGCGAATGAATTTTTGAAACAAGATAGCGATAAACTGTATTGGTTACGATTGGCAGAGGGCGAAATAGAAACCCTGCACGTTGCTGATGACGAAGTGAGGTGGGATTTAGATGTGTCTGTTGTGGTGACATGACATGGCGCAACTCCCACTTGACCAAGCCGTTCAAGACCTTGAAAACAAAAAAAGAGACAGACTCCCAGTTGTTTCAGACTTGGCGGCACAGTCGCTCACAGCGGCGGGTAATACCGCGACAGATGCGGCTGAAATCAACGCAACGCTTGTCCTTATCACAACGGCTGGAAGCGGTAGCGGAGTTAAGCTACCGCTGGCATATGAAGGTAGCTTTATCTGCATACGAAATAGCGGTGCAAACGCCGCTACGGTTTATTGCCAAATTAATGAAACAGTAAACAGCGCGGCAAGCACAACAATTGCCGCATCGACTAGCAAAATGTTTTTTGCGCCATCACCAACACTTTGGTTTACAATTTAGGAGCAACCAATGGCTTCAACACCATCAGATCGTCTGGGCCTTCGACTTATCGGCACAGGAGATTTCCAAGACACTTGGGGATCAGAATTAAACAGCGATACGCTTAACTTGATAGATGAGGGCATAGCTGGCGTTGAGACAATTGCGCTAAGTGGTGACGTAACGCTTTCGACAACACAGTATGTCAGCAACCAGTCACGCAATAGAGTTTTACGATTTACAAATAATAGCTTGTCTGGAACGCCAACAGTAACGTTGCCGTCGACAGAGCGTTTTTACATCATTCATAATGCGCTTGGCGGCACATACGGAATTACGTTTAGCAACGGTTCTGCAACCGTATCAGTAGCGGCAAATATCACCACAGCTTTGATCTGGCAAACTGGTTCTGTTTTATACGGCATTGATCTAGCGACAGGCGCAGACGTTGCCACAGTAGCCCCACAGATAACCAACAACAATTTACAGACTGTTGCAGGGCAAATTGCACCTACAAATAATTTAGGTACGGTTGCTGGTATCAGTGCCAACGTCACAACCGTTGCTGGCATCTCTGGCAACGTAACAACTGTTGCTGGAATAAGTTCTAACGTAACAACTGTGGCTGGAATATCAAGCGCAGTCAGCGGCGTTAATGCAATTGCCTCAGACGTAACCGCTGTCAACACTGATCCATTAAAAACCAACATTACAAATGTTTCTGGAAACGCAACAAACATTAATGCGGTTGCTGGAAATGCTACAAATATAAATACTGTTGCTGGTATAGATGCTAACGTAACAACGGTTGCTGGTATTAGCGCGGCAGTGTCAGGAGTAAATGCGATAGCTTCAGACGTTACTGGTGTTAATAATATAGCGTCTAATGTAACAACGGTGGCTGGGAATAATGCAAACGTCACAACCGTTGCTGGCATAAGTTCTGACGTTGCTGGTGTGGCTAATATCTCTAGTGCTGTAACAGGCGTTAATAGTATTAGTGCGGCAGTATCAGGCGTTAATGCAATAGCTAGTTCCGTAACGGCGGTAAATACTGACCCATTAAAAAGCAATATCAACACTACGGCAGGTGCGGTAACTAACGTCAATAATGTCGGAACCAACATTGCTAATGTAAATAGTGTCGCGTCCAATATGGCTTCAGTAAATAGCTTTGGAAACACCTATCAAATATCCACCAACAACCCGACAACTGGCGGTGATGGCTCAAGCGCACTAGCAGACGGAATGTTATCGTGGGTCACATCAGCCGATAAATTGCGAGTATACAATGCAACGTCAGGTGCTTGGGAAGATGCTGGGTCGGCGGTTAATGGAACAAGCGCACGTTTCAGTTACACTGCTACGGCAAATCAAACGACATTTCCATCAAGCGGTTCTATCAGTTATGATAGCTCATTCGCAGATACATATTTGAACGGAATTAAGCTACAAAACGGAACAGATGTAAACGCAACATCAGGTACAAATATTGTCTTAGCAAGCGGGGCGGCAGTTGGCGATATAGTTGATATAGTAGCTTACGGCAGTTTCAACGTAGCAAACACATATACACAGGCAGAAACAAATACGCTCCTTGCGGCGAAAGCGACCAATACTGATTTAGCTACTACTAATACAGCCGTAGCTACAAAGGCTCCACTAGCTTCCCCAAATTTTACAGGTACTCCGCAAGTTGGCGGGTCTAACATTTTAACGTCAGCAACAGCTCCCGCATCAGGTGGAACCGCCGATTTTGTCGCGCAGGGAAATCTTACAAATGGAATGGCTGTTGGTTTAAGAGCAGATGGAAAAGTAGAACCGATTGTTGGA